TCTGGACGACACCCAAGAAACCACCCTTGACACCAACTCGGTTGACCTGCTGCGACCGCCTGGTTTTGTTGGCGATCTGGTGCAGTGGATCAACGAGCGCAATCGCCACCCAAGAGAGCACCTTGCGGTTGCTGCTGCGCTTGCGGTGGTGTCAAGCGTTGCTGGCATGCGGTACACCGATCCACTGGATGGGATTACGCCGAATCTTTTTCTGTTCGGGGTTAGCGGCTCCGCGACTGGTAAGGAATCCATCTTGCGGTCATGCCAGGAACTGATGCGCTCGGCGGGGATTTCGCCTGCGGTTCACGGCGGCATCAAGTCAGAACAGGAAATCTTCCGTAACCTGATCCGTCATCAAGCGGCGGTCTATGTGCTGGATGAGCTGGGCGAGGTGCTTGCCAAGCTACAGAACGCGAGAACCAAAGGCACAACACCCTATTTGGAAGGCGCGATTGGGCAGTTCATGGCGATCTTTTCAAAGGCGTCCAGTTTTACTCTGGTCACTGGCGATCTGAAGGAAGAAATCCGCACAAGCCTCCAACGGGAAGCGGCAGCGGTGAACAAGATGATGGATGAGCAAGGCGAGAAGGATAACCTCGTTGCTCGATTGGACAGCATCACGCGCCAGCTTGACACTATTGACAATGGCATTGAGCGGCCTTTCCTCAACATCTTTGGCCTGACGACTCCAGAACGGTTCGACACGTTGATGGATTTTGATATGGCAGCGTCTGGTTTCTTGGGGAGGTCGTTGATCTTCCGCGAGCTGGACGATAACCCACGCGCCAAGCCCCGAGGCAAGATCAGACGTGGAGCAGTGCCGGACAAGTACGCCAACACCTTGCGCAATCTCTACGCGCCAGGTCACAGCGAGCAACCTTTGCGCGTTGAACGCATCGGTGATCTTGTGGAGATCCCAACTAGGCCGGAAGCACAAGCCCTGCTGGATCAGGTCGAGGAAGAATTCTGGGAGCTGGCAGAGCAGACCAAGGACACCACCGGGCTGACTGCGATCCCGCGCAGAGGGTATGAAATGGTAGCGAAGGTTTCGACTGTGCTGGCGATACCGGCAGGGGTCAGGACCGCACAAGATGTGCTCTGGAGTTATGCCCTGGTGCGCCGAGACATTGACAGCAAGATCATGCTGGCGCATGCCAACTCAGCCGCAGACAAGGGCGATGCACTCGCCAGCGCCATCATGGGCGCGATCACCAAGGACCACGGCGAGACTTTAGGCAGGATCAACAGTAAGTGCCGCAAGTATAAGAAAGACGACATCAAGCGGACTCTAGATGCCTTGGAGAAGGCTGGTCATGTGCGATCAGAAACCGTTGCGGCTGGGCGCGGTAAGCAGACTAAGAAATATTTTGCAGTCAAGGGTTGACATTGGCAGATCAAGGCTCTACTCTAACCCTGCGCCGACTTGAGGGCGCGTGACAACCCAATGAGGCTTAATATGAGCATTCTTTCCCAGGCCAGCCGTCCGGCTGAACGTCCTATCATCTGCACCATCACTGGTGATGCTGGTGTCGGCAAGACCCGACTTGCGGCAACATTTCCCAAACCGATCTTTATCCGCGTCGAAGACGGTATGCAGTCCATACCCTTGAACGAGCGCCCTGACGCACTGCCGATGATTTCCGGCCCGGATGATCTTTGGCAGCAACTCAAGGCATTGGTCAACGAGCAACACGACTACAAAACGATGGTCTTGGACAGCGTGACCGCCCTGGAGCGTATGTTTCTCCAGTATGTGGTGGACACTGATCCGAAGAAGCCCAAGAGCATCAACCAAGCCCTTGGCGGTTATGGTGCCGGTTTGGCTGCTGTTGGCGCCATGCACCAGCGGGTCCGCAAGGCTGCTGGTATGTTGGTTGACAAAGGGATGCACGTTGTCTTTATCGCGCACAGCGATACCACCACCGTCGAACTGCCAGACCAAGACCCTTACACCCGCTATGACCTGCGCCTTGGCAAGCGGTCAGTGGCACCGTATGTCGATGACGTTGATCTGGTGGGCTACCTCAAGCTGGAGACAACCGTTATGGGTGATGGTGAGCGCAAGAAGGCGTTCAGCGATGGAACCCGTCTGCTAACCACCTACACCACGGCGGCCAACATCAGCAAGAACCGCTATGGGATCACGTCTGATATCGAGGTGCCGGAAGGCACCAACCCACTGTTTGAAATTGTGCCTTCGATGAAGGCAGCAACCAAGCCGACGAAGGAGGCTAAGTAATGTCATTCTGGAACATCAACACCGACGACAACGGATCATTTGAGACTGGAGGCGGCAGCATGGAGCCGATCCCGGCCAACACGGATGTCCTGGCGATCTGCGACGAGGCCAAGTGGGACCAAAGCCCATACGATGATCGGTCCTACATTAGCCTGCGCTGGTCTGTAATGAAGCCTGAGGACTACAAGAACCGCAAGGTTTTCCAGAAGCTGCGCGTGGATCATCAAGATCCCAAGAAGTCTGAGAAGGCCAAGCGCATGCTGGCAGCAATCGACTACAACGCTGGCGGCAAACTGCAAGCGTCTGGTGAAGATCCAACCGACGAGTCCATGACCAAGCATCTGACTAATAAGCCGATGGTGCTTAGGCTCCAGGTTTGGGAGATCGAAACCGAACAGGGCGAGAAGAAGTCCGGCAACTGGGTCAGTGCGGTGAGTCCTGCCAAGAAGGCAGCAGCAAAGCCTGCGGCCAAGCCTGCCGAGCCGACTCAGGAAGAGATTGATTCTATTCCCTTCTGATCATCAACAAGCGCCCCGTAATGGGGCGCACGACCTTGGAGACAATCATGGAACAACGAACGGCAGAATGGCATGAAGCCAGGATCGGCAAAGTCACTGGTAGCCAGGTTGGCGCAATCCTCGGCCTTGATCCTTATCGCACCCCTGATGATGTGCTACGCGCAATGGTACGCGCCGCGTATAACGCAAAACCTGAGTTTACCGGCAATGTTGCGACCGAATACGGCACCTTCCACGAAGACGGTGCGCGAGCAGAATATGAGATCGTGACTGGACGCACCGTTGACCAATGCGGTTTCTACGTTGCTGAAGGGCAGTGGCTAGGCGCAAGCCCTGACGGACTGGTACAGCCTAACGGCCTGGTGGAGATCAAATGCCCGTACAGCCTGCGCGATAAAACTGAACCATTGTTCAAATCCGCAGCCGAGCAGATGCACTATTTTGCTCAAATGCAGATCCAGATGTATTGCACCAACCGCGATTGGACAGACTTTTTCCAATGGGCACCACACGGCCACAAGCTGGAGCGTGTCGAGCGCAACGACGATTGGTTAGACGCCACCCTGCCAAAACTTAAGGTTTTCCATGATCGCTACTTGGAAGCTCTCAAAGACCCTGACGATCATTTAGAGCCTAAGCGCCAGCAGATCCAGACCATTGAAGCGGCAAAACTGCTGGCTGAGTATGACGAACTGCAAGAGTCAATCGACCGCGCCAAAGGGCGACTGGATGACATCAAGGCACGGTTTGTAGAGATGAGTAACGGCCAGGACGCCGAGATCCTCGGGCGCAAATGGACCAAGGTCAAACGCGCTGGGTCTGTGTCTTATGCCAAGGTTGTCAAGGACCACTTGCCCGAACTTGACCTAGAGCCATACCGAGGCAAACCAACGGAGTTCTGGAAGCTGTCATGAGCCTGCGCCCCTACCAGCAGGACGCATTTGATGCGGCCAGGGATTGGCTGACCAAGACGATTGATTCTTGTGTGATCCAAGCCCCTACAGGGGCTGGAAAGTCCCACATTATTGCGGCGATTGCGGGTTGGATTCACCGCACCAGCGGTGAGAAGCATGTTTTATGCATTGCCCCAAGTGCCGAACTGGTAATCCAGAACCATGAAAAGTATCTAGCCACTGGCAACCAGGCGTCGATTTTCTCGGCTTCTGCTGGGAGCGTGTCACTGCGGCATCCGGTGGTTTTTGGTACGCCGCAGACGATCAAGAACAAGATCCGCAGATTTGGGGATCAGTTTTGCGCTGTGGTTTTGGATGAGGCGCACCGTATTACGCCGACCGTAAAACACATCATTGAGCAGTTG